TTTATTAATTATTCCTATCGTGATGAAATGATATCTGATGGCATTGAAAACTGCCTTCAATATATTGATAACTTCGATCCCACCAAATCCAATAATCCATTTGCATATTTTACACAGATTATCTGGTATGCATTTCTGCGAAGGATTGCCAAGGAAAAGAAACAAAGTTATATTAAAGGTAAGATGATTCAGGACATGCCGTTTGAGATGTTTGAATTACAAGAACAAGATGACACAGGTGAATTTCATAATGCGTATTTAGACTTCATGCAGCAAAATCATACATTCGATGACTTCATTGGACGTAAGAAAGAAAAGGCTGCAAAGAAAAAGATGGAAAATACATTGAACAGTTTTTTGGATGATGAAGATGACACAGGACATAAGACAGTGGATTCGTGAGTTAGCAGCAGGACATAATATTGTGGCAAGATCTTACCCTGCACTAGCAAGAAGTTTAAAAAGTAGACGAAAAAAACAAAGTAAAAAACTTCTAAGGAAGTATACTTGGGATGCGTTTGATAACCAATTTGATTTGAGTAAAATTATGGATGATAAGAAAATATTTTTAGGTGTTTCTGATTTTGAAGATTTGGTTACAGCCGAAATCATGAATCGTCGTGTTAGTGCAAATCTAACAACAGTACAAAGAGAAACAACTGTCCTTTGCGATCGTCAAAGATGGTCCAAGTGGGCAGAAGAACAATACAAAGATTGTTTGTTCGTACAAAGTAACGCATCAACTGGATTTATTGTTGAAGAAAATACCAACAACTTTATCAAGTTTGATGTTAACTCCAACTCAACCACTGTCCGTGCATTTGGTGATGCTGAATTTGCAGAAGACATGATTGAGATTGTTGAGTCTAACTTCGATGTTGTTTCTTCTTACATTGAATGGGTATACAGTTCTGATGGCGGTTCTGTAAATGTCCCATTAAATCGTGATCGTCTTCCTGTTGAAGAAATGTATCCATTCCTTAATGGCGAATCCCTTGGCGATTACTATGATCGTTACATGGAATCTTCTGCCAACATTCTCCTACTAATTGGACCTCCAGGAACTGGCAAGACTACATTCATTCGTGGTCTGCTGGCTCATCGCAACTGCTCTGCAATCGTAACATACGATGCTGGCATTCTTGAGAAAGATGGTTTCTTTGCAAAGTTTATTGAAGACGATGCAGAAGTTATGGTTCTTGAAGACAGTGATGCCTTCTTAAAATCTCGTAGCGATGGCAACACAATGATGCATCGTTTCTTGAATGTTGGTGATGGTCTTGTTACAACCAAAGGTAAGAAGATGATCTTCTCCACCAACCTTCCAAGCATCCGTGACATTGACTCTGCATTAGTTCGTCCAGGAAGATGTTTTGATATTGTTACATTCGATGTTCTTAATGCAGTAGATGCTAAATCTCTCGCAAATAAATTAGATGTTAAATTACCAGAAGTGAAAGATACATACTCTATTGCAGAAGTGTTTAATCAACAGTCTGATAATACCAAAAAATCTAGCACAAATAGAAAGGTAGGTTTCATTTGAAGGTAGCCATTATTACTGACCAACACTTTGGTGCTCGCAATGATAGTATTGCTTTTCTAGACTTCTTTGAAAAATTTTATGACAATACTTTCTTTCCTGCTCTTGATGCAAATGCTATTGATACTGTTCTTGTTCTTGGTGATACTTTTGATAGAAGGAAGTATGTCAATTTCTACGCACTTGACAGAGCAAAGAAAATGTTCTTCGACAAATTGGAAGAGCGAGGTATTCGGGTTCATATGCTTGCTGGCAATCACGATACATACTATAAAAACACAAATGAAGTAAACTCTCCAGATTTACTTCTAGTTGAATACGGTAACATTGATGTTATCTCTAAACCAGAAACAATCGTTATTGATGGAACACCCATCTGTATGATACCATGGATTTGCCCAGAGAACTATCAAGAATCATTGGATCATATTACAAACACTAAAGCCGAAGTCTGCATGGGACATCTTGAGATTGCTGGCTTTGCAATGCATAGAGGAATGGAATCACATGATGGGTTGGCTAAAGAAACTTTCGAAAAGTTTGATTTGGTTTTTTCTGGGCACTATCATCATAGGAGTAGTGATAAGCATATTCATTATCTCGGAAATCCGTACGAACTTACATGGCAGGACTATAACGATCCCAGAGGATTCCACCTGTTTGATCTCGATACAAGAGAACTCGAATTCTTTTGCAATCCTTATCGAATGTTTGAACGAATCGAATACAACGACAAAGATACAGACCCTGTCGATTTAGATGTGCTTGACCTTGAACACAAGTATGTAAAGTTAGTAGTTGTAAACAAAACTGACTTTTATAAATTTGACAAATTCATTCAGAAGTTGTATAATAAGGGTTGTCATGAAATCAAGATTATTGAAGACATGTCAGAGTTCCAAGATGGTGAGATTGGCGAAGAAATCAATCTTGAAGATACACTCTCTGTTCTATCACACTATGTCGATTCAATCGAGACTGATGTTGACAAAGAACAAATCAAAACTTACATGAGAACACTTTACACTGAGGCAGTCAACATCGAGGTAGTATGATGCAACAACTTAATATAGAGTATTTCTTTCCACTGACAGAACAGATTCCACTTGAGTTGGATTTTACGCTAACTGAAAAGTATATTTTAGATAAGCGAGCCGAACAGTTACAAAATTCGACTGTGATATCTGGTTCTTATTTGCTTAGTAATGGTAGCACTGGTAGTACTTGGACTACCTTGTCTACTAATCTAGGTAATCTAGGTAGCCCATCCTTTACTATTAATGTTGATGCCATGCCGATTACTATTATCTCTAAAAAGAAACCAAATTTTATAATGAAATTTATTTATAAATCTATGGGTATGAAATGGAAGGCTGAATGATCGTATTTAAAAGCGTACAGTGGAAGAACTTTTTATCTACTGGTAACTCACCGAACAAAGTTTTACTAAACAAATCACAAACTACTCTTATCATTGGTAAGAATGGTGAAGGTAAGAGCACAATCTTAGATGCATTGTGCTTTTCGCTTTTCGGTAAACCATTCCGTAATATCAACAAAGGACAGTTGGTCAACTCTATCAATGGTAAGGGTTGCTCTGTTGAAGTTGAGTTTGACATCAATGGTAAAGAGTATAAAATCATTCGTGGTATCAAACCCAATGTATTTGAGATCTGGCAAGATGGTGAGATGATTAACCAAGATGCTGCGTCAAGAGACTATCAAAAGATTCTTGAACAACAGATTCTTAAATTAAACTACAAAACATTTACACAAGTTGTTATTCTTGGTTCTGCATCGTTTGTTCCATTCATGCAGTTACCAACAACCCAACGAAGAGAAGTTATTGAAGACATTCTTGACATTCGTATTTTCTCTACAATGAATCAGTTGTTAAAAGAAAAAGTACAGGAAACTAAAGATGCAATTGCCACAATCGAAAACGAAATCTCTACTGCAAAGACAAAAGTTGATGCGCAAACACAACTTATCAAAACGATTACCGAAGCAAAGACAAGTGCTATCGAAAGTATCGGATCAAAAATTACTGCTAACAATGCTGAAATTCTACAGGCAGAGGGCGAGATCGAATCTATCCTTTCGGAGATCGATACTCTTAAAACAAGCATCAATGATAAAGACAATGTTACTGAAGACATCGATAAAGCCAAGTCAATCCGTAGTAAGTTACTCCAGAAAATCGAAACTTGCGAGCACAACACAGAGTTTTTTAGCGAACACGATGTTTGTCCATCGTGTAGCCAAGATATCGCAGAGGAATACAAAGAGGGTATTATCAAAGATCTTAATGCGAAAATGTTGGACAACAACACAAAGATTGGCGAACTCGAAACCATACTCTCCAATCTCAATGAGAAGTTATCGAAAATTAACAAAGTGGTTGAACAGATTACCGACAAAAACATTGAGTTATCTACAAGGAACTCTACTATCACCTTACTCAACAAACAAATCAAAGAACTTGAAGCTGAGACCCAAAGGGTTAAATCTGACACAACTAACATCGATGAGG